CGAGGCCGCGCGGGGATCGGTCGAAGGGCTGGCCGCGGCCATTCGCAAGTCACCCGGCCGCGAGGGCCGCGAGCACCAGATCCAAAACCTTGGTGTTGATACGCGCGACGCAGACGGTAAGATGCGGAGCACATTGAAGATCATGCACGAGCTGCTGGACGTGTTCGACACAATGCCCCAGTACAGGGCGGTGATGTGGGCTGAAGAGCTCAAAATACAAGAAAAGCTGATGCTCGGCCACCGGAACCTGAACGAGCAGTTCGAGAAATCGCAGCAGCAGTACAAAGGCCGGTTTGATGAGACCATGGTCAAGAAACTGACGGAGCAGTCGCGCAAGATCACGAAGCAGTTTGATTTGATGGGGGCTAGCTTTAGGGGTTTCGCCTACACCGCGGCGCAATCGTTCGGCGAAGCTGGGGTGGTTGGCGTATTGAAGAAGATCAACGCGTGGCTCGCCGAAAACGGCAAAAATGTCGGCGATACTATTAAGCAATGGTCGGATAACATCCGCGCGTTTTGGGGCGATGCAACAGACGCGTTCGACGCCGTAAACAAAGCAACGTCAGGCTGGGCTTGGACGCTGCTAGGAATAGTAGCTACGCTGAAGGTGCTGACCGCCGGGCTCATTGGCGTGAAGAGTTTGATGGCTGTCGGCGCCGGCGCCGGCGGCTGGGCGCTCGGTTCGGCGTTTAATGACTGGCTTGAGAAGGAATTCCCGAATTTTGCCGCCGGAATCGGCAAGACAGTCGCCGGTTTTCTGGGGGCGTTCGGGCTGGGCATCCACGGAGGCAATAATGAGGATGTCGTAGGCGAGGGCGAGTCGGAGGCCGAGGGCGAACGATCTGAACTGCGCGCGACAGCCGCGGCACGGCCAAGCCCGGAGGAAGTAACCCAAGCCCGAAACATCGTCAAACAATCGGAACAAGATGACAGCACCGGGCCGCCACCGAGCCCGTCGGACAGGGCTCATGCTCAAGAGGTGCTCAAGCGAGATGCCCGGACAAGGCGCGAGGAAGCAGCCGGCCAGCACCGCACGAAGTATGACCGCGGCCCGGCGCCGGAACAGGCGCCCCAGGCCAAACAGGCCAAACAGGCAGAACAAGCTAATGTGCAGGTGGAGGTGACCCAGGCCCGCGCCCTACTTGAACGAGCGGATCAGGCAAACAAACTAACCCAGGCCCGCGCTACGATTGATCAGTACGAACGCGCAGAGATTGCCCGCGCAGAGTTGGCCCGAAAGGAGGCCAGCCAACCGCGCTTGGCCGGTCAGCCGAAGGCGCGCAAGAAGGGGGGCGTTGCGGACAAACTGATCAGCATCAAGAATCGTGTCTGGAATAGTACGTCCAACGTTGACAAGACGACGCGCTTGGCCGGTCAGCCGAAGGCGCGCAAGAAGGGGGGCGTTGCGGACAAACTTATCAGCATCAAGAATCGTGTCTGGAATAGTACGTCCAACGTTGACAAGACGACGCGCTTGGCCGGGATGCTCCGCAAAGCGTTGCCCAGCCTGGACGATAAACAGATCGCGGGGATTATCGGGAACCTACAAAAAGAATCCAGCCTCGACCCTACCGCGGCCGGCGACGACAACGAACAAGGCGTTGCGCAGGGGCACGGCATCGCGCAGTGGGGCGCGCGCCGGCGCCAAGCAATCGAAGACGCCCTGGGGTTCAAGATCAAGAGCTCTTCGGTGGATCAGCAAATCAAGGCGCTGGCCTGGGAAATGAAGAACACGCACCAGGGCGCGTACAAGGCGCTGAAAAACGCCGACACGGCTGACAAGGCGGGCCGTGTCGTGTCGCGCCAGTACGAAGTTCCTGGTAGCACGCAAGCAACGTGGGATCGCGAGGCTAGGGAGCGCGGGGCGTTGTCCAGCCGAATCTACAACACCAACACGTTCCACATCACAGGAGCCACCGATCCGGGGGCAGTTAGCCGCGAGATCGAAAGCAAGCTGCGCCAGAAGAACGGATCGGCCATACGGAATGGGGCGCCGATAACGCAATGAGCATCTCAAGAGCAGCAACCGCGGCCGCCGTAACAGCCAACGCGGCCGCCGTAACAGCCAACGCGGCCGGCGCCGAAAATCCGTTTGCCAGTGCGCTGGGCGGCGTACTATTTTCAAAGGGTCGCAGCATCGCGGGCTTTGTCCCCGACGTTATCGTGAAGGAGGTTCACCAGGACAATCTCACGATAACCCAGCACCCGATTGAAGCCGGGGCGGCTATCTCTGATCACGCGTACAACGAGATGCCGACGCTGGAAATGACCGTGCTGTGGCGGTACCTGGCCAACGGACTTATTTCGGGATTGCTAGACAAAGCCGGGAGCAGCGGCGACACGTACACAGATCTGCTGACTCTACAGGCGAATCGGGAGCCGTTTGACGTTATGACAGGCAAGCGTGAGTACAAGGACGTTTTGCTCACGGCGATTGAAGTCACGACGGATGCTGACACTGAGAACAGCTTGAGCGCTACGCTCACGTTCCAACAGCTATTCATAGTCCGAACAGAATTCGTGGATATCAGCGGTTTGGACACCGACGCCGATATGCTGCCGGAAAACGGGGGCGTACCGCAGAACACGGGCAAACAGATCGCTAAAAATGGGAGCGGCTACCGGGGCGAGGTTGATTCGACAAACATCGGTGGCCAGGCTGATAGCGAGGAGCTGGGGCGTTCTTTCGCGCTTGAGCCTAACGGCGTAGTATCGTATAAGGAGGTCGGGCCGTGATCAGCGAGATACCGCTAACGCCGAAACCGCAGTATTTTAATATTGACCTGGCCAAGCGCACCTACCGGTTTGTGCTTGCGTACCGCAACGGGTGGACGCTCGATGTTTACTCCACCGAGCAAGATTCCGCAGAACCGATAATACTCGGCTTGCCGCTAGTTACGGGCGTTGATATTTTGAGCCAATATCAGCATCTGGGTATCGGCGGCGCTTTGGTTATCCTGTCCGATAGTACCGTTTTCGCAGAGCCCACGCGCGACAATCTGGGGCAGGCGACGCGCCTGTACTTTGTCACCGATGATTAAATTCAAACGCAAGTGCGAGCTATACCTTCACAACGCAGATGAAGCACTCGATCTGTCGCAGCTTCGCGTCAGCTTCGAGATTCATCAAGCAACAAAACAAACGCCGAACTGGGCGGTGATCCGCGTCTACAATATAAGCAAGGACACCGTTAATCGGGCGCAGGATGAGTTTGACAAAATTGACCTGCGCGTGGGGTATGGCAACGAGACGGCGCGCTTGTTCTATGGGTTGATTCGCCAATACAACTACGGCCTGCGCGCGGACGCGCGCGATACGTTCATTGACTTTGTTTGTTCGGATGGCGATATTGCTTTTAATCAAGCTTACGTTAGCCTGACCATAGCAGCGGGTTGGACGCAAAAAGACCAGGCCCTCCTGGCGGTCGATTCGCTTATTGAATATGGGGTAACCCGGGGGTACATCGGTGACCTACCGACACGGCCCATGCCTCGCGGCAAAGCCCTATTTGGCGGGACGCGCTATGTTTTGAATAACCTTATGACCAACGCGGGCGCCGATTGGTCGATCAAAAACGGACAGGCTGAGATTCGGCCGCAGGATGAGCTACCGCCGGGCGTCGCGATCAAGCTCACGCCCGGCACGGGCTTGATCGGGTTGCCGCAGCAGACCGTCGACGGGATAACGCTCAAAGCGCTTATTGATGCGCGGTTTGAATATGGCAGTTTGATCGAGGTGGACAACAGCACGATCCAGGGCGCCAATCTGCCGGTCGAGTACACTGCCACACCCTATATACCATCATACGACGCCAGCGGCGTTTACCAGATATACTCAGTCAACCACACCGGCGACACGCGCGGCAACGAGTGGTACAGCGAACTGTTGTGCGTATCGGCCACCGGTGGCAACGTGCCGAAGAGCGGTACCTACCGGAGCGCCGTTCCAAAGGATCGGCAGGAATAAAATATGGATAATCGGCAGCGTGACGGGCAGCTTGAAGACAGCCTGTATGAAAGCTTCATCGGGATGCAATCTGGCCTGTGGACGGCTATGCCCGGCTATATCGTGACGTTTGATCCGAGTGCGGTAACTGCGGAAGTGCAACTGACCGTCAAAGGCATCGTGCGCAAGGCAGACGGTTCAGCCGAGTCACAAGACCTGCCGCTGCTGCCAGACGTTCCAGTGTGTTTCCCGCGCGGGGGCGGTGTGACGCTGACTTTCCCGGTAAAGCCGGGCGATGAGTGCCTTGTTGTGTTCTCGTCGCGCTGTATCGACGGCTGGTGGCAATCTGGCGGCGTGCAGCTCGCGCCCGAGCTACGCCTTCACGATATCAACGATGGATTCGCAATCATTGGGCCGCAGTCGCAACCCAATACAATCAGCGGCATATCGACCGAGACCGCGCAGCTGCGGTCGGACGACGGTGCAGCCCACATAGAGATACATCCAACACGCCACGACATTAACGTAGTAACGCCCGGTAACGTAGCTGCTACGGTTGGCGGTAACGTAGCTGAGCAGGTGACGGGAAATGTTGATATGACGGTTGGCGGCACCGTTACCGGATCTGCTAGTGCATGGAACATCACCGGGCCGGTCAATATCACTGGCCCGCTAACGGTCAGCGGGAGCATAACGGCCACCGGCGACGTTACGGGCGCGGGCGTTAGCCTCGCGAGCCATGATCACCCCGGCGATAGCGGCGGCACGACCGGAGCACCCAACTGATGAAATACCGGAAGCTAACCGCGAACGGCGACTACGCCCTGGGAACGGGCGCAGATTTTTACGTGGATCAGCCGGAGGCGGTAGCGCAGATCGTGAAGACGCGTCTGCTACTGTACCGTGGCGAATGGAACTTATCGCCCGACGACGGTATGCCGTGGCGTAGTGAGGTATTGCGCAGCCTACCGCCTCGAGCCTACGATGCCCTGGTAAGGCAGACAATTTTAAGCACACCGGGCGTTATTTCGCTTATAGCGTACAATAGTGACATAACGGATCGCGCGCTGAGCATCAACGCTACGATCCAGACGGAATACGGCGAGTCGCAGGTAGCCCTATGACGGTAACGGCCACAATAAGCAACGCAGGTATCAGCGCGCCCCCGCTGTCCGAAATACTCGTAGCCCTGCAAAACGAGTACCAACAGATATTTGGGCCGGATGTCTACCTAGGGAGCGACAGCCAGGATGGCGAGTTCCTGGGCATCATCGCGCAACTGATCAACGACTCAAACGCTACAGCGATCAACGTATACAACGGATTCTCGCCTCACACGGCGGTTGGAACCGGATTGTCGAGCGCCGTCAAGTTAAACGGCCTAACGCGGCGTTTGTCGACGTACTCAACTGTCGACGTTGACGTTACGGGCACCGTGGGCACGACTATCAACAACGGCGTTGTGCAGGACTCCAACAAAAACAACTGGTTCTTACCCGCTACCGCTACCATCGGCACCGATGGTTCAACGACCGTTACCGCTACGGCAGAAACTCCGGGCGTTGTACAATCGTTGCCCGGCACCGTCACGTATATCATAACGCCTACGCGTGGGTGGCAAGCCGTTACTAACCCGAACCGGGCCGCGCCGGGCGTGGCTGTGGAAACAGACGCAGAGCTACGGCAGCGGCAAACAAACTCGGTCACGTATCCCGCTCAAGGTACGCTCCAGAGTATTATAGCCGCCGTCATACAGATACCGGGCGTGGGCCGTAGCGCTGTATACGAGAACACGTCGGGATCACTGGACAGCAACGGTATATCGGGGCACAGCGTCGCGATTGTTATTGAGGGCGGCGCCGCGTCCAAGATCGGCGAGATTATTGCCGCGAAAAAGCCGCCCGGGACGGGGCTTGACGGGACGACCGTTGTCAGCACTGATAACGGCACCGGTGTGTTTACCGACGTGCGCTTCTACCGGCCTACGATCAGGCCAGTGCGCGCGCGGGTGACGCTGACGGTGTTGGGCGAGGGGTATCTGGCTGAGATTGGCAATGCGATCAGGCAGAGCGTTGCGGATTATGTGAATGGCTTATCAATCGGCGCCGACGTGTACTATTCGCGGCTACAGGCCACGACAATCCTACGCGACGACCGCGCATTGACATACGACGTAACGGGCGTGGATTTGGCTTTTGTTGGAGAACCTTACGGATTGCTCAGCCTGCCGACGACGTTCACGGAACTCGCGACGGCCGACGTTTCAAACATTGAACTGATCGTTAATGCCCCGCAATGATTGACGATCCAACAGAGCTAATCGCCAGCGAACATGCAGATAAGCC